TTGCATATTTACGCCCATTCCAAACAAATGAATTGGCTAAATCTGGTGACGCAGATGTAACTCAACTTTTAGTAGAATACACACTAGAAGTAAGAAATCAAGCTGCTCACGCAATTATTGCTGACTTGGCAGAGTAATAAAGGTTTAATGGAACTTTATCCATTATTGAGTGCAGAGGTGATAGGTCATGCCTACACCTCTGTTATTCTTTTTATAGTGACATTTTAATATGAAACCAATAACATTTAGAACAAGCGTTGTTCATGATACTGATAGTGGTTTAGTTATTGAAACTAGACAAGACATTACAGATATTATAGATAGTAATTACAACCAAAGAAAACATACAGATAAACACACTCGTTGGGGTGATGATATATTTGATAACAAGATAGCTAGTATTCCTATGACTGTCTTTGACGAATTAAACAAAAGAGGTATTGTGCGTGGATTCCATGTCATAGACCAAAAAGCATTTAGAAAATTTCTTAATGACCCAGATAACAAAGTGTTTAGAACACGAGAAGGCACAGTATAATGGCAATAACAAACTACACAGACCTGCAGTCTACGATAGCCGACTACTTGGCTCGTACAGATTTGACAACACAAATCCCATTATTTATTCAATTAGCAGAAAACAGATTAAGACGTGACTTAAGATTACGACAAATGATTAAAGTAGTTACTACAACTACTACAGCAAGCGACTCTACAGTAGAATTGCCTAGTGATTTCTTAGAGATGCGTGACATTCATATTGAAACAAATCCAATTCAAACAGTTATATATCAAAACCCAAGTAACTTTTTTAGAAACACTAACGTTACAGTTGGCGGAATGCCTAGCTATTACACAGTTACTGGATCAGAGTTTCAATTTGCACCAGTTCCAGATTCAGCATATACACTTAAAATGATTTATTACGCAGCACCAACATATTTAAGTTCAACTAATTCATCTAACATATTTTTAGCTAATTGCCCAGACTTGTTGCTTTATGCAAGTTTAGGTGAAGCAGAACCTTACTTGATGAATGATGCAAGAGTACAAACTTGGGCTGCATTATATGATAAGGGTTTAACTTCATTAACAATATCAGATGATGCTGGTGAACAACCATCGTCACCAATGGTAATTTCATTAGCAACACGATAAGGAAAAATTATGTCAGAAATGTCAAACTATTTAGAGAACGCTTTAATTAACGTAACTCTACGCAACACAGCATTTACAGCAGTAGCAGCACCATACGTTGCATTATTTACAAGTGACCCTACAGATGCTGGTACAGGTACAGAAGTGTCTGGTGGTTCATACGCTAGAACAGCAGTAACAATGGGAGCACCTTCTAACGGTGTATCTACAAACTCTGCTGACGTTACATTTCCAACAGCTACAGGTTCATGGGGAACAGTAGGTTGGATTGGTATTTATGATGCTTCTACAAGCGGAAATCTTCTTTATCATACAGCTTTAGATCTATCTAAAACAGTTTCAACTGGTGATATATTTAAAATTTCAGCTGGCAACCTTTCAGTTACATTAGCTTAAGGATAAAACATGGCTCTAGTCTTAAAAGATAGAGTTCAAGAAACTACTACAACTACAGGTACTGGCACGCTTACATTAGCTGGTGCTGTATCTGGATTTCAGTCATTCTCTGCTATTGGTAATGGTAATACTTGTTATTACGTTATTAGTGGTGGAACTGAATGGGAAGTAGGTCTAGGAACTTATACATCATCTGGCACTACTTTATCTCGTGATACGGTATTATCATCCTCTGCTGGTGGAACTACAAAGGTTACATTAAGTGCAGGAACTAAAAATGTATTTGTTACATATCCTGCTGATAAATCAGTTACTACAGACGTTATTGGAACTATTGCCAGTCAAAATAGTAATAACGTATCTATTACAGGCGGTTCTATTGCTGTTACTGCTAATCCAACTGCATCATTAGAAGTAGCTACAAAGCAATATGTAGACGCTGCTGTAACAGGACTTCATGTGCATGACGCAGTATCTGCTGCTACAACTGCTGCTTTATCTGGAACAGTTACATATGACAATGGCACATCTGGTGTAGGAGCTACACTTACGTTAGGCACAGCACTTACAACATTAGACGGATGGTCATTATCTAATGGCGAACGTATTCTTGTTAAAAATCAAACTAATGCTGCTCATAATGGTATTTATACATGGGCTACTGGTGGAACAGTATTAACTAGAGCTACAGATGCTGATACTACAACAGAATTAAATGGTGGTGAATTTTTCTTTGTAGTGCATGGCACAGTTAATAATGATACTGGTTGGATAATTATAGACCCAGTAACTACTATTGGTACATCTAATGTTAATTTTACACAATTCTCTGGTGCTGGTACATATACAGCAGGAACAGGATTAACACTTAATGGCTCACAATTTTCTATTGATTCTACAGTTGCAACTTTAACTGGAAGTCAAACACTTACTAATAAGACTTTAACATCACCAACTTTAACATCACCAACTTTAACAACTCCTGTATTAGGCACTCCATCTTCAGGAACATTAACAAATGCTACAGGATTACCATTAAGTACAGGTGTTACAGGTACTTTACCTATTGCTAATGGTGGAACTAATGCCACTACAGCAGCACAAGCAAATGCTAACTTACAAGGTTATACAACTACTGCTACATCTGACGGTCAAACAAGTTTAACTAATTCAAGCACATACTATCAATACTTTACTGGAACTCAACCAGAAGATGTTAGATTACCATTAAATACTACTATACAAAATGGTTGGGCATTTCACATTGTTAATAACTCTTCTAACAATTTAACAATAAAATCTAATAGTGGTGCTACAGTAGCTACAGTTTTACCAAATGTTACAGCTCATGTAACTTGTACAAATGCAACAGTCAATACTGCTGCAGCTTGGGATTATGGGTTTACAGATTTTAATGCTACTATTCCTGTATCTTTAGGTGGAACAGGTGTTACAAACTCAACAGGTTCTGGCACTAAATTTGTTCTTGATACATCACCAGAAATAGCATCACCTACATTTACTTCTCAATCAGGTTTTGCAGCAGGAACAACATCACTACCTTCTATTGCTAGGTCAAATGACACTAACACAGGTATGTGGTTTCCAGCAGCAGATACCATAGCTTTCTCTGAAGGTGGCACAGAAGCTATGCGTATTACATCTTCTGGAGGCATATCTTTCGGTTCATCTGGCACAGCTTACGGTACATCTGGTCAAGTATTAACGTCTAATGGTAATGCTGCTCCAACATGGAATACTTTATCATCTGGCGGAAACTCTGTTACAGCAATATCCTCTGGTACAATTACACAAGGTAAACTTGTATTGAGGCAAGGCGATGGCACTGTTATTCAAATGACAGGCACTAACTCAGCTTTAAATTATACAAGTGGTCAGTTTGGACCTAATACACCTAGTGTTCAAAGCACACTTAATTGTGCTATAAATAGTGCTGGAACTACTATTCTAGTTTTAAGTAGAACTAATTCATCTAATAATTATAGCGTAACTGCTGGAACAATTTCAGGTACTAGCATTACTTTTGGAACCCCTGTATCTATTACTATATCTAGTGCAACTTCAACTAATATGCTTGCTCAAACAGTTACTTATGATGTTGCACTAGATAGATGGTTAATAACTTACGGTACTGCAACTAATGGACAAATTGCTATTCGTGTAGTAACGGTAGCTGGCACAACACCTACACTAGGTACGGCAATTACTTTAAGTGCTAGTACTACTAATGGAGTTGTTACTGATGCAAGTTATGATGTAGCTTCTGGTAAACACGTTTTAGTTTACATTGCAGCTACTACAAACTACCCAACTGCAAACGTTTATACTATATCAGGTACTACAGTAACCGCTGGAACTCCAGTAACATTAGAATCTGTAATAACTGCCCCTGTATCAAGTAATTATCAGGCAGGTACTTTAAAAATTGAATATGATGCCCTTAGCTCTAAAAACATTGTTCTTTATAGACAAAATACTTTAGGTAATTTAAAAGTTAATATGGTAACAGTATCAGGTACTACTGTTACTTTAGGTACTTCTGTAGATACAGGTATGGCTGTACAAGTTGGTAGTGTTATCATAAACGACCCTCAGCTTATATATAGAAATATTGTTGTTGTGGATTCAAATAGGTCAAGATATATAGTTATTGCTGGTCAAGGAGCTAGTTTAACAGCTAAAGAATATACATTATCAGGAGCTAATCTTTCTTTTGCAGCTAACCTTACTTTTTCTTCTGGCTCATATGCTTCATCTGCTTTTTACGATGCCACTAGTTCAGTACTAAGTGTAGTATGCGAATCTTCTCTTCATCAATATAAATATAGTTCTGCTTTATCTAATACTTATTATTTAATTAACAATGCTCCTTCTAACTCTGTTGGTACTTCTCAATCTCATCTTTTTAAACTTGGAACTAATACTCTACTTAGTGTTGCAAATAATTTATATTTTGACCCAAATTTTGGCTGTGGCGGTGGTCAAACATCATATGGATATATTAATATTAGTACTACAGCCACAAGTAATTTACAGTTAGGAGTTCCTATTGGTGTTCCTACTGCAACTTATACTACAGGACAAACCGCAAATATTGCTTATAGTGGCTCTGGTAGTATTGTAGCTGGTTTTACAGGATTACCTGTTCCCACTACTTATTATTATGATAATACTAACACTCTAGGAAGCACTTCAATACCGACTGGATTTGCTGTTAGGGCACTAACAGATACACAAGTTGTAGTACTTTAAAGGAAATTATATGCAAACAATTACAAAAGATGGTTCTTCTTGTTATTTATACGATGATACTGAAGTAATTAATATTCAAAATGATGTAACAATTATTGGAGATCCAGTAACATTAATTATTGCAGATATTAATACTGAAAATGGTAAAGTATATCAAAATGTAACACCTCCTGAAGATTGGGAAGGTAATAAATATATGTTTGATGGTACAACATGGACTATTAGTCCTTCTTATGTAGAACAGCCAGCTCCAGTTCAGCCAGAAACTACTGGCACTCAAACTTTATAATGGTTCAAACAGCACCTCTAAAACATACATTTACTTATGAAGGTGCACAACTTAATGTGTATCATGCAAGTAAAGGTTTTGGAATACCTAGACACCAACATCAATACAGCCATGCTACTATTTGTCACAATGGGTCATGCGTTATAAGATTAGAAAATAAAGAAAGAGTTATCAATAAAGATAGTGGTGCTTTTAATTTATTAGCTAATCAATGGCATGAAATTGAAGCGTTAGAAGATGGTACTGTATTTGTAAACGTATTTTCAGCAACAAAGAAATAAATTATAGAGGGAATTAAGTATGTTTGGTATAAGTGCATTATCTCAAGTACCATTTAGTTCTTTAGCTGGACAAATATTACTAGCAGCAGCACAAATTGACGCAACTGCCATTGTAACTGCAAATGGCACATTAATTAACCCATCTTTTGTAGACGGTAGTGCTAGTGTTTCTGCTTACGCAGACGTAACTGCATTAGGTTATAGAATACAGTTTGGTCAAGGTGCTATATCTGGAACTGCAGAAATTACTGCTTTAGGTAGTAGGATATTTGACCAACAAATATTTGTAGATGGAACAGCAGAAGTTGTAGCTAACGCAGTTATAACATATGACACAACAGCAGACATATCAACTTTAGCAAACGTATCAGCAAATGCTGTTGCTATATATTCAGCAAATTCATTTATAAATGCAAATGCTAATGTTGTAGCTTTAGGAACAAGATTAGGTGATAACTGGAATACGCAATCAGCAGGAACAGAAACATGGAGCAATGTATCACCAAGTTCAAATACATGGACAAGTGTATCAACAAATAATAATGAATGGTTAAGACAAGGGTAAAAAATGGCAAAAACAAAAATTAGTGAATATTCATCAACCCCAGCTAATAATACAGATATTAGCAATATTAATATCAATGAAGGTTGTTCACCATCTGGTATAAACAATGCCATTCGTACACTAATGGCACAATTAAAAAATTGGCAAGGTGGTACAAGTGGTGATACATTACCTGTTGCATCTGGCGGTACAGGGTCAGCAACTGCTAGTACAGCAAGAACTGCATTAAGTGCAGCAGCATCTGGTGCTAACTCTGACATTACATCTTTATCTGGATTAACCACACCATTATCAGTAGCTCAAGGTGGCACAGGTGCTACATTGGTATCTACAGCTACAGTAGCAAGAGCAACAGATATTGCAACTATTACTACAAGTGCAGCCCATACATTATCTGTAAATGATGTTGTTAATATTACTGGATGTACTATTTCATCTTTTAACGTTGCAACAGCTACAGTTTTATCTGTAGCAAACGCTAACACATTTACATTTAGTCAAGCAGGTTCATCATTACCAGATGTAGCTTCTACTTCAGATACAACTGGTAAAGTTTTAGATTTATCTTATGTTAGTTTAACAAACAATGTTACAGGCACATTAGCAGTAAATAAAGGTGGAACTGGAAATACATCTATTGCTAAAAACAAACTTGTTGTAGGTAATAATACAGGTGCATTATCAACAATTGCACCAAGCACAGTAGGTAATGTTTTAAGGTCTACTACAGGCTCAACAATTACAGCAGGCTCATTTGTAGTAGGCGTAGAATATACAATCTTAACAGTAGGCACAACAAACTTTACTTTAATTGGAGCTGCATCTAATACTGTAGGTGTTGTATTTACCGCTACAGGAGTAGGTACTGGTGATGGAACTGCTACAGAAAATACTTGGACAAGTGGATCGTATACACCAGATAAATTGTCTACAGCTTCTGGTAGTGCACCATCATATTCTGCCAGAGCATTTGTAAAGTTTAATGCTGCAGTTGCTGGTTCTTCTAACATAAGTGCTACATATACTCATTCTGGAAATGCTGCAACAGTTGCTGCTACTGCTCATGGATTATCTGTAGGACATAGAGTTTGGCTAGATTTTACAACAGGTATAGCTACAGACTCTTTATATACAGTTACAAGTGTTACAGATGCAAATAATTTTGTAGCTACAGGTACTTTTAATGGTACAGCTATTGGTAATGTTACATTACAAAGACAAGCTATTGACTATGGTAAAAACGTAGCTTTTGTATCAAGAACGTCTACAACATTTACAACATTTGTTATTAACTTTACAACACCTATGGAGACTGTAAATGCTCCTACTTTGGTTACAGCACAAACATCTGGATATGTAAGTGCTGCTTCAGGATTTTTACAAGACGTAAACTCAGTAGTTGTAGTAGTTACCGCAAGCTCTGCTATAGTAAATGTAGCTACTTTTGAGTAATTAAAATATGCCAACACAAAGATTTCCATTAACTGAATGGTTGCCAGACCAACCAACTACTGTAAACAGTATGCAAGAAGCTACAAACGTAGTTGCTGCCACTCTTGGATACATACCATTTCCTACATCAGTTGATATATCTGACGCAGCTAGTAGTACGCTTAATAATGTATTTCCAGCTAAATTTGGAAATGTTAATTATATATTTGCTAGTTCTAATAGCACTTTATTTCAATTAAATTCTACTACTGGAGTGCTTAATGATGTATCAAAGCTAAATTCGGCTGATTATGCTGGGTCTGATAAATGGCAATTTGTGCAATTTGGTGATGCAGTTTTAGCTACAAATAATGATATATCAACACCTATCCAATATTTCAATTTAAGTAGTGGTACTAATTTTGAAGATTTAGGTATATATGTAGATGGAACGTATATTCGTTCTGGTACAACTGTTACAGTTACAACACCAACACCACATGGGTTTATTGTTGGTCAAGAATATAACATAGCATTTATAACTGGTACTGCTACTAGCGGTGCATTTACTATTACAAACTCTGATAAAACTATCAGTAATGTTGCAGCAACTGGAACAGTAGTCACTATTACAACAAGTGTAGCCCATAACTATTCTGTAGGTAATACTGTTAATGTTGCAGCTACAACTAATACTGCTGTTAATGGCACTTATGTAATTACTGCAGTTACTTCAACTACATTTACATATTCAAAAACAACAGCTAGCCCTATTACAAGTGTAGCAGATACAGGAACTGTAATTAACTATAATACATTTACATTTACTCATGGCACATCTGGCACTACAAGTGGTGATGTTCATGTATACACATCATCTGCACCATCTGCAACATATTTAGCAATTATTCGTGACTTTGTAGTAGCTGCAGGTGCTGGCGGTGTTTCTAATAAAGTTCAATGGTCAGATTTAAACAATGAATCCAGATGGACAAGCGGTGCTGCATCACAATCTGACTTCCAAATAATCAGCGATGGCGGTGATATACATGGAATTACAGGTGGTGAATTTGGTCTGATTCTTATGGAAAAAGCCATTGTTCGTATGTCGTATGTTGGATCACCATTCTTCTTTCAGTTTGATGTAATATCTCGTGGATTGGGTTGTATAGAGGGCAATTCAGTTGCTCAATATGGTGGCATTACATACTTCCTATCATCTGACGGTTTCTACTCATGTGACGGTCAAATGATTACACCTATTGGACTAGACAAGGTAGACAGAACATTTTATTCAAATTTAGATATTGGTAATATTGACACTATAAGTGCTGCAATTGATCCAGTTCGTAAAGTAATTGTATGGAATTATCCTAACATCTTTGGTGGTCGTTCACTTTTAGTTTACAACTTTTTAGTTAAAAAATGGACTATATGTGAAACAGATGTTAATTACATTGCACCTATTGCTACTACTGGAACAACATTAGAAGGCATTGATGCTAACTATAAAGTCACAGCAGGTTCTTTTGTGGTAGGTAAGCAATATACTATTACATCTGTAGGCTCTACAAACTTTGTGTCAATCGGTGCTGCTGAAAGCTCTGTAGGAGTATTATTCACAGCTACTGGAGTAGGTTCTGGAACAGGTACTGCAGTAGATATGGCTGTATCAATTGCAGCTAATCGTGCTATGAGTAATGCTAATGGCACAGAAAACTTACCCATATCTTTAGATGATAGGTATTGGGCTGGTGGTAAATTCTTATTTGCTGGTGTTCGTGGTGACAAAATTGTGTCATTTACTGGCTCTAATTCCAATGCTAATGTTGTTATTGGCGACATAGAACAAGGTTATAATTCAATTATTAACCTAGTAAGAGCACAGGTTCAAGATGGTTCTTATGACGTTGCTGTATCATCTCGTAGACTATTGCAAGATGATGCTAACTTTGGCTCTACAGTATCAGCTTCATCTGAAGGCAGATGTTCATTTAGAAGCTCTGGAAGATACCATAGAATTAGTTTAACACCTACTGGAGCATGGAGTAACATTATCAGTATAGATGCTGACATTATGCCACAAGGTGAAAGATAATGTATCGTAAGTTAAATCCTGCTGGGGATGAACCAAGAGTTATTTCAGAGGTAGTAAATAACCTTGTAGAAGGCAAAAGTAACAATACAGGCGAAGTTACTTTAGCTACAGGAAATGCTACTACTACCACAATATATGATGAACGTATAGGTTATAATAGTATAATATTATTAACACCTATTAGTGCTGCTGCTGGTAGTGATGCTGTTCCTTATGGTGCGTTTCAAAGTTTAGCTGACCAAACTATAGCATCTACGACAACTGCTTATGCAATGACATTAGATACTACAGACTATTCTAATGGTGTGTATTTGTCTGATAGTTCAAGAATGAATGTAAGAAATACTGGTACATATAATTTGCAATGGTCTGGACAGTTTATAAATACAGACAGTCAATTACATGATGTTAGCGTATGGTTAAGAAAAAATGGAACAGATGTTACAGGTTCTACAGGCTTTATTTCTGTACCAAATAGTCATGGTGGTGTACAAGGACATATTATTGCTGGATGGAATTACTTTTTAGAGCTTGCTGCAAATGACTATATAGAAATATATTGGTCTGCAACAAGTACAGCAATTAGCTTAAAATTTTTACCAGCAGGAACAAGCCCTACTAGACCTACTACAGCATCACTTATTACAACTATGAATTATGTATCACCTTCAGCATCTACTAACGTATATGTAAGTGCTAGAGCTAAAGGTAGTGCAACACTAAAACATTTTGCAAACGATACAGCAGACAAAACATACGGATATATTATAGTAGCGTGATTTTACATTACATACCTAAAGACCAGTTACGTTCACATTGGGATTATGTTAAACATGGTCTTGAGTTGGTTCGTGCAAAAGGTCACACAGAATGGATTGTAGAAGATGTTTATTGTGATTGCTACGAAAATCGTTCTATGTTGTTTATTGGCATAGTAGATAACAAGCCAGTAGGCTTTGTAGTATTACAACCTATAGGAAGTACGCTTCATGTATGGGCTTCATGGTCTACTATTAACGACAATACACTATTTCAACAAGCATGGCAAGAAATACAAGCAATAGCAAAACAAGGCGGCAAGTCTAGAGTTACATTCTCTTCACAAAGAAAAGGATGGGAACGTAGAGCCAGAGAATTAGGATTTAAACCTCAAACATGGGAATTTATACTTTAAGGAAAGAAATATGAAATTACTGAATTTATCTAATTGGCTTACAGGTTTAGTAGAGTCATTTACATTTTATGGCGGAGGTTCAGGTGGTGGTGGTTCGTCTCAAACTCAAAATCAATTAGACCCTACTGTTAGACCATTTGTTAAATACGGTCTTGAACAAGCTAAAGATCTTTACCAAACATCTACTCCAGAGTACTATGCTGGTCAAACTTATATCGGACCATCTGCACAAACACAATCTGCATTAGAAGCTGCTCAAAATCGTGCTATGGCAGGAAGCCCATTACTTTCTCAAGCACAGCAACAACAAGGTGCTACAGTAGGTGGTGAATTTTTATCTGCTGGTAATCCTTATTTTTCACAGGCTTTGCAAGGTGCTGCACAAGGTGCTACACAAAACTATAATGATGCTATTATGGCTGCACAATCTGGTGCATCTAGAGCTGGTCGTTATGGATCTGGTGTATCTGCTGACATTCAAAATCGTGCTGCTAATACTTTAGCTAATACATTGTCTAACAAATATGGAGAATTGGCTGCACAAAACTATGCTAATGAACGTGCATTGCAACAACAAGCTGCATTTAACGCACCTAACATGGCTGCTGCTGATTACCAAGACATTCAACAATTAATGAATGTAGGTAAGACTCAAGAAGACTACCAAAAAACTGCATTACAAGCTGACATTGATAGATTTAACTTTGAACAAAATAAACCATATCAAAAACTATCTGCTTATCTTGGTGCTGCTTATGGTGCTCCTACAGGTTCAGTATCTACAACTACACAATCTGGTGGCAAGATAGTATGTACAGCTATGAATGAGGCTTATGGCTTTGGTTCATTCCGTCAAGCTATCTGGTTACAACATTCAGCTACAATGCCTAATGCTAAAACAATTGAAAAAGGATACCATAAATTATTCTTGCCAGTTGTTGCATTTGCATTTAGTGATAAACAAACATTTGCTCGTAAACTTGTTCGTAAAGTTTCAGAACATATTGCTAGACATAGAACTGCTGACTTATGGAAAGAAATGCGTGGTAAAAAACGTGACCCACTAGGTCGTTTATATCGTGCTATTATTGAACCAATCTGCTATTTAGCAGGAAAGGTCTAACATGGGACAGGCTGTATTAATTGGTGCTGGTTTAGGTGCTATAAGCTCTGCAGCTATGGGTAAAAGCCCATTTACAGGTGCTTTACTTGGTGGTGCTACAGGTGGTGCATTTGGTGGTGCTGGTGGCTTTGGTAGTGGCTTTACAGAAGGTGGTCTTTTGTCATCTGTTGCTCCAACTGCTACTGGTGCTGGCGTTCAGCTAGGCTCTACAGCTGTAAATCCTGCATTAGCATTAGACGTTGCAGATGACGTAGCATTGAATCAAGCATTTAATACATCACTTCCAACAACTGTATCAGGTGGTGGCGGTGCTAGTATTAACTTTAAAGATATAGGCACTAATTTTGGCGGTACAAATTTACCAGCAGGTGGTCAAGGTATAAACATTGCACCATATACTAACGTACCTGTAAACAGTTTTGGAGAGATTAATCCATTAACAATAGACCCTAGAAGACTTGCTGTAGATACACCACTAACATTTGGTGAAAGAATTTCTGATTTAGGTTCAAGTGCATTTTCGTATGGTAAAGAAAACCCTATGACACTATTAGGCGGTGCTAACACTCTTTCAGGTTTATCTGCTCAAACTGAACAAAATAAACAAAAAGAATTAAACGATGCTGTTGCTAGAGGAGCTCAACCTATTCAAAGACCTCAATTTGACCCTTCATCTGTTATTGCAGCAGCCCCTAGTTATGGATTATCAAGAGAAGAGGTTGCTAAAGGTAAAATAGGTCAAATAGCATCACAAGCAAGATTAAATGACGAAGATGAACGAAGAATTGGTCAATTTTACCAATCATTAATAGGATAACAAAATGGCAGATATACAAGGATTATTAGATAGTTTTTTCTTAACAAGACAAAATCCAGTTACTGGCATGCTTACAACAGATGAACAGGAAAAACTAAGACAACAACAATTAATAGGCACTGGAATTGGTGTAGCTACTGGTTTAGCATCAAATTATAATAAAGGTCCACTTGGGGCTATATTAGGTGCATATACTGGCGGTGTAGGTGGTAGACAAGCTCCAGTTGATACTGCATTAAAAAACTACATGACTACTGGTGAATTAAATAAAATGATGCAAGACCTTAAATTAGGTCAATATAATTTAAAAGAAAAAGAAAGATTTGAAGCTGGTCTTGCGGATGCAATTAAAAATAATCCAGATTTAGCTAATGCTTATTTTGTTGATGCAAAAGGTACATTAGAGAGATTACAAAAAACACAACAAAGATTTAGACCTCTTCCAGAATTTGATAAACAAGATATTAATATTATGCAAGAACTTGGTATTAATTTTCAAAACCCATCTGCACAAGATATGGCGGATTTGCGTGTTGCAAAAGATGCGATCAATTTCTCATCAACAGAAAGAGCAAAATTAGCTGTTCCAAGAGCAGAGTTTCAAGCAAAACAAACTATTATACCTCTTGATAAATTACCATCTCCAGATGCTATTGTTGCACAAATTAAAGCTGACAGAATAAAAAGATCAGCTGCACAAAATCAAAATGTGCCACAAGCAAATCAAGTTGTTCCTCAACAAGATGTTACACAAGCACCACAAGCAACAAAACAAGATCAAGTTACTCAACCTGCAGTAAACAGCACAAAAGCACCACAAACAAATACTACTACTACACCAACCCCTTCTGCAAAAACAGTATCTAATATTCCTTTTGTAAACAGACCTAATGTATCACCTGTAGCAAGACAACAATTATTAGACAATCAAGGTGAAATTCAAAAAAGATTAACTGACTCATTTACCAGTTTAAATAAATTTGAAAAAACAGTTTATGATATTATTACTGATAAAGATTTTGATAATGCATTTGGACCTTTAGCAACAAAACGTGCTGGTATTGAAGGCACAGCTGCATTTAAGATTAATAATCTTATTACAAGTACAGAAGGTGCTGCTTTAGTTAATGAGTTAAAATCACTCAAAGCATTATCACCTCAAGGTTCAGCTGGAACTGGTCAGTTGTCAGAAAAAGAAGGTGAAAGAATTATTGCATCTCTAAATAAAATTAAATTAGGTCTTCCACCAGAAGAGGGAAAGCGTGTAGTTCTTGAATTATTACAAACTATTCAAACAGCTAAAGCTAACATTAATCAAGGATATACTAATGATTATGGTAATGATTTTCAATTTCCTAAATCAGAGTTTTTACCATTAGAAACAAAAGTAAAAACAGATAAAGGTGAAATAAAAGTATACTCTGGTGCAAATCCATATATCAAAAAACGTTTCCCAGCTAAAGCTGCTGGATTAGATCCAAATGCACAGTATTATATTATGAATAACGAACTATATTATTTCTAGGATAAATGATGGCTGATGATTTATATAAGTTAACAAATAATAAAGTTCCAGATGTTACTACAGCAGGTCCTTTAAAAGCAGGGGCTGTAGCTGATGTTCCAACGGACTTTTCTTTTTTACAAGCTGGTGCAAATATACCTCAAAACTTATTAGATATATTGCGTGGTGGTTATAATGTTATTACTAACGCACCACAAGTTGGCTATGCAGCTGGTGAAACTCTTGCTGGTGGTGCACAAGCAGCAGCAAGAAAAAGTTTAGGTCAAATGTATTCGCCAGAAAAAGTATTGGAAAAAATGCCAGTATCTAGACAAGAAGAAATGTTTAGATCATTTGCAGCACCATACCAAAGTGCAGAATCATTTAAACAATATGCTCAAGAAAGACCTGTAGAAGCATTGCTTGATATATCTACTGGTGCTGGTATTGCATCTAAAGCTGTACCATATAAAATTCCATCTGCTACAGGAAAAATTCCATTTACAGATAAACAAGTTACTACTCCTGCAGTAGGATTTTCAGAATTATCTAAATTTACAGATCCATTATATCTTGGCGGCAAAGCATTGGAAGCTGGTCTTCCTCCAGTACTAGGATTAACAACTGGTGTTGGTGGTGAGACAATCAAAAAAGTATATGAAGCATCTAAAGCTGGTGTAGATAAAGCAATCAATCAAATTGTAGGCAAAACAGAATCAATAGATATATTGAATAAAGCAAAAGCTGGTTTACAAGAAATGATTGCACAAAAAAACCTTCAATATTCAACAGCTAAAAAATCTAGTCCATTTAAAACTACAGATACTGGATGGGCTGCAAGTCCAGCTAGATTAGACTTTACTCCAATTAGAGAGGCTTTTGATAATGCTAAAAGATCTATCACATACAGAGGTCAAGTAAGTGTTGGTGAAAAAGAATTAGCAGCTATTGATGAAGTAGAAAAAATTCTTAATACTTGGGAGTCAAAACCAAATCTTCATACAGCAGCTGGTCTAGACTTTTTAAAACAAAGAATAGATGCTGTGTATCCAGAAAATCCAAATATGACTCAAGCACAAAGGATTATAGATACAACTCGTAATGGAGTTAAAAATTATCTAGTCAAAGAAGTTCCAGAATATCAAAAAGCAATGTCAGATTATGAAAACGCTATTGAAACTATTAGAGATATTGATAGAGGTCTTCTTGGTGGAAACAGAGCATCTAAAGAAACAGCATTAAGAAAATTATTAAGAACTACTCGTGATGAAACTGGTGTTAAATTATCACTTGCAGATAAAATGCAAAAAGCTACTGGCATTGATTTATCAACTGAAATAGCTGGTGCTTCAATGAAATCTTATGAACCAAAAAATCTTCTTGGTACATTGGGTGGTGGTGCTGGCATTGCTAACGTTTTATTTGGCGGTGCTGGATTAACACCTGCAACAGCATTAGGTATTGGTATTACATCTCCTAAAATTACTGGGTTATTAACTACAGCTGGTGGTAAGGTAGCTAGATATGGTACACCTATTGACTTAACTGCTAAAGCAGGAGTTCAACTTAAGAAGGTACAAGAAGCTCAAAGTTTATTAGAGCCAGATTTGTACTTACAACAACTAGATAAGATGTATCAAAATCAAAGATAAAGGTTTATTAATGAGCAACGAAATTGACCCAATACAGTATGGCAAACTTATTGCCCAAGTACAAAATTTAGAACATAAAGTAGATAGTTTAGAAGTGGATATTAAATTACTCCTAGAGCTTGCAAACAAGTCTAAAGGTGGCTTCTGGGCAGGTATGGCAATCGCTTCTGCTATCGGTGGCTTTATAACATTTATAGCTAATCATTGGTTAGGCAAATGACATTCATTACAGAGAACAATATAGCTAATCTATATTCAGCTCTGATAGAAATGCCTATATTTGACGAATATAAACTACCACCTGCATCTAAAGTAGACTTTTTAGTATTGCATGACGATACTATATGTGGACAATATGAACCGCCAGAACAAGGTGATCCTCATATTATAACTATATCTACTGCACGTCACTCTCATCTATATCCTGTCATGATGACTCTATGTCATGAAATTATTCATATGTGCGTATATCTAGATTCACCTAAAACAGAAAAATATGCAAGCCATAAAGGTTTATTCTTAAAACTACAAAAACGTGTAGCCAAGATGTATGGCTTTGACCCAAAGGAGCTTTAATGTTTAGTTCAATTGCATCTTTAATCTTACCAGCTTTAGTACCTGCATTTGCTGACGGTGCTAGAGGTCTTATAGCTAAGTTTACAGGTGGTGCTGGTGGACAGCCACAAAACATGAAAGAACGTATAGAGTTAATGAAAGCCGAGTCTGAAAAGTTACAGTCTTTAGCTGCTCTTGACAATCCTAATGGTGAACCTTCTAAATGGATTATAAACCTTCGTGCATCCTTTAGATACATCATTATTAGTGCTATCATGATATTTACAGCAATTGTAGTATTTAATCCAGATGTTGTGGGTGCTACTGTAGTTGCAGTATTCCTTGACATGACTGGAGCTTGTATGTCTTTTGTTATTGGCGAAAGAATGTACTTAACACTTAAAAAATGATTGTATTAAATTTAATGAATTTTATTGGATTGTCCTTTCTTAAATTAATTGTTGTTGCTTTATTATTTATAGCTATGGGATTTTCTTTAGCCTTTATGATAGTAATGGAAAAACTTACAAACGTATTGGAATATATCAATTCATATGTTAATTGAAGTTAAAAGGTTTGAATTTAAAGACACGCATACAATAGGCAAGATGTATGTAGACGGTGTATATGAATGTTATACGTTAGAAGACGTAGTTAGAAATGGCACTAAAGTTTTAGGCAAGACTGCTATCCCTATTGGTGAATATAAACTCATTATAGACGCTTCTGCACGCTTTAAACAGGACATGCCACACATACTAGACGTTCCTAACTTTACAGGTGTTCGTATCCACTCTGGCAACACTTCAGCAGATACAGATGGATGTATATTACTTGGCTCAACATGGGCAGGTAAAGACTTTATAGGTAACTCTAAAATAGCATATAACAAGTTCTTTGAGAAACTAAAGAAAGCTAAAACAGCTACTATTAAAATATGTTAGAATATTTAATCTGTAGTTTTCTTTGTGCTATTGAACATTTGAAGTATATATTACTGTTTTTATTAGCATTTATGGTATATAATAGATTATCTAAACACTAGAGACTATTATGAAAATTTTACTTATTGATATTGAAGTAGCACCAAATACTGCTCATGTCTGGGGTATCTTTGATCAGAACATCTCTATCAACCAATTACTAGAATCATCTTACACTCTTTGCTATGCAGCCAAGTGGTACGGTGAATCTAAAATTATGTTTGACTCTATTCAAAAATCTGGCAAACAAAAAATGTTAGACTCTGTGCATAAACTTCTTGACGAAGCTGATGCCATCGTTCACTACAACGGTTCTAGGTTTGACATACCTATACTACACAAAGAGTTCTTACTCTCTGGTATGCCGCCTCCAGCACCCTCCAAACAGATAGATTTATTGCAAGTAGCAAGAAGACAGTTTAGGTTTGTTTCTAACAAACTAGACTATGTATCACAGGCTTTAGGATTAGGTAGTAAGACGGAACATGAAGGACATACTTTATGGGTCAAGTGTATGAATGATGACCGTAAGGCATGGAAAATTATGGAAGAGTACAATAAAAACGATGTTGTGTTGTTAGAAAAAGTTTATGATAAGTTTAAAGCATGGATTAAAAACCATCCTAATCATAATGCGTATTCCGCAAATGCTTGTTGTCCAAATTGCGGCTCTAGCAAATTACAAAAGCGTGGTACTGCTATTACTACAACTAGACATTATCAGAGGTTTCAATGCCAGCAATGTGGGACATGGAGTCGAGCAGCGAAAGCGGAACAGTTGTCCAAAGAGTCCGCTATCAGCATATAAGGAAAATTATGAATATAGAAAAATTATGTGAGCATATCGTAGGTAAAATGATAGTAGAAGCAGAATCTTACTATGGTGAAGATGTGCTTATTTTGGTACTAGATGACGGAAGCCACATCGAGATTAGCGGTGATGGGCTTTCCGTTTATTCAGAAGTGCCAGAACTAGACGACTAATCGTCAATCATTTCAATTCTTTGTAGCTGTGCAGTAATCTCTGGAGGATTAATAGCCTCTTCATCACGCAACACTTCTACCAGTTTATTTTTATACCATTCAGATTTATCTAAATCCTCTTCTGGTCTGCCCTTAAATGGGTATCTTAAATCATACTTTAATTTAGATCCTTTTAAATAACCAATAAACTCTTCTTTAGTTAAACGACTTTTAATTACGTCTATTGCCTCTAACCCACCTACCAAATAGTGCTTTGGATGATTTACATTATCCATGTGCTGCCTCCTTTGTTAAAGATTTTTTAATTCTATATGCTGCATTTCCCATTCGTGCTACCATTTTCTTACTTAACGTACCCTTCAATTTAATAAGACCTTTATCATGCAATTCTTTTAACTTATCATTATTTATTTTAAAATGTCTTCTAGCATCTGTATTTGTTCTACATAATGGTGAATCTATAAATGCTTGTATTTCATCACACAACTGTCTATTATAATTTCTTGGTGCTCCCATTTTAAACTCCTACTAAAGAAGATTTAACATATTTAAGTATTCCATAGTTCCATCCTCGCATTGTACACTCTATTAGCGTATAGTCAAGTAATAATTCATCTATTCTTCGTCTATTGTATGCACTATGAAATTCTATTAAAAATATATCAGGAAAATGCACAAGGTTTTCTAGTATTTCAATCTCTGCACCTTCTGTATCTATCTTCATAATATCGCATTGTGGCAAGTGTTTAGATGACATAACTTTAACCATTTCACCTTGTGCTCTTTGCTCCTCACCTTGAAACATACTTGCCTCACCACAATTATGTAAACCATAATACATCATTCGTTCACCATCATCTTTACCTATGGCTACTTTTCTTACAGCTATATCAGTTCCTTCAATGTTCTGTCTCAATAGGTCGTAATTAGCCTTTATGGGCTCATAGCAATCAATTTTAGGGCTCTTAAAGTATTCATGTGCCCAAACTGCAAACCCCCCTACATTAGCTCCTATATCAATAATATATGGGTTATCTACCTTGCCTATTGCATACTCACCTTGAAATATCTTACCTACATGGCTAATCATGTTATTAGGAATAATCATACAAGCCTGCCACTAAATTGATAAGTACCTGTGTGACCTAGTTGAGCCCATGCTGCACCCCAAACCTTAATGCCATTATCACGAGCTAGTTTACAAAAGTGATAATCCTCACTTAATAAATGATTTTGGTCATCAATGCTAGTGGTAAAGTATTCTGTAATCTTATCGCCCATATTTGAATTGTCATTAACATCATTCATATTATGTTTATAAGACGGACATTTGTCTTTTAGCTTTTCAAATACCTCACGCTTAATTAACATGAATCCAGTACCTCCATGTTTAATCTCAAATGGTTTATCTAATGGCACAAGTTGCTTCTCAACATCGCCAACCATATTTACTACATACTCGCCAGTAAAGTATTTAAGTTGATCCTGTGGCACTTTCTTTTCAATAGCAAAAGATACCGCCCCCCAGTTAATTTCTTTTTTAGGATACAAGCCACATATAATCTCTACGTCAGAGTCAATCATCTTTAATAAGTGTTGTGCCTCAAACTGTATGTCAGCATCAATAAACATTAAGTGTGTAGCATCACCTTTTAAGAAATCATTCACTAAAGTATTGCGACCTCTAGTAATAAGGCTTTCATTATAAAGAAATGAAAAGTATGCGTCTATGTCTTTAGCATTAAGCCATGCCTGTAGCTTAAGCATAGACTCTAGATAAGTGCCATAACATAAACCACCATACATTGGTGTTGCTATAAATAAATTAGGTTTCATACTTAACTCCATGTAATTGTTCAATTATTCTTGCAAATTGTATCATTCTATCTATTGTCATTGGCTCATATCTAGTTGGAAAAACTTTACTATAAGCATCAATTATTTGTTCTTGCGTGAGTGGTTTATAATCCACCATTTGCCTCCGTTAGTCTTTTACTATCATATTTTTTAACATTAGTTACTCTTACAATGTTTTTGGTATCTGCTATTAATGGTGTTATGGTGACATTGTGAAGTTTTAATTTAAGGTCTTTTAACCATGACATTTCTGTAGGTTCTGAAGTCATAAGACCAGACCATACAAGTTTACCTGTGCTATCAAACTCTTCTACAAGCCACGCTAAAGGTTTCATTAATAAAATACCATCCTTCCTATATGTGTTTTTTTCTTTTTACCAAACCATGCTTTCTTTGGCGGTATCGAGTCATCATGAAAATACAAAGCATTTGCAACTGGATTAGCATATTTATTATAAACAATCGTATCAATAACCAAAAGTTTAGTCTCCAGATACGCTTTTTCATTAACTGGACTGTGGGACTGATCTTGCACAGCAAACTGATTATTAGCATAAACGACAGAGCATACAGAATGACCCCAGCGACCAGAATGTAACCTATTACGGATAACATTTATAACACCTACCTTTTCTTCTAGTGAACGAGTATTTACCTCATGGTAAACAGCTGTAGCGTAACACGCTATATCTAACTCTAAAGCATTAATGTCCATTTGGTTGATAGAATCCGCTAACTAGAGGCATAATTACATCTGCACCTATTTTGTTAATAACCATCTCTCTGATGTTGTATTTGCTCATTCCAGCCAACTCACAACATAAATCATAAACATCGTTATCATCAAACAACCATTGTATAGCATCTACCTTGTCTCGTAAAGCTAATTTATTTTTAGATTTCAAAGTTGTTACAGATCTTTCTGTAGCATTTCTTTTATGCTTTTTAGGAACGTACATAGCATCATCTATTGTTTGGTATAACATTGCTATCAATAGTTTAGCTTCTGGTAGTTCTGAAAGTCTATTATTATCGTCATAGTCTACTATATCGTCATCAAAATCCATAATGTCTCCGTATTTTCATTAGGGTAATATAAATGTTTATCAGTTGCTTTTGTTACTGTAATGGCTCACAATAATAGTACAAGCTATGTGGCTTGCATCTTATTAAGGACATAATCATGTGGACAAAACCAGCAGCTGCTGAAATGCGTTTCGGCTTTGAAGTTACAATGTATGTAATGAACAAGTAACACCTTTAGAGAGGGTGTTCCTAAAAAGGAACATCCTCATCTACCTCTGCCTGTTTAGGCTTCACATCACCATCTTTTAGTTGTACCGTTCCAGAAATAAACTTACCGTTTTTTCCTTCACGAATCCAACCAGCAATTCTAAACTCAATACCATCTACGTTTGCAATGCCTGTGTAGTTTGGCTTCTTTGGGTTATCACCTTGATCGTTCTTAAACAATGTAAAGGTGTTAGTGTTATCGTACTTTTGTTCTGCCATGCTTTTCTCCTTAAGTTATCTAACTGCATTTTTACGTCTAGTGTAATGCCTTTTTACTACTGAACCTCTAAATGCGTCTGGATTAGTTTCTACTAACTCATCTATAACTGCATTTAATTTTTCCATATACGGTGATTGTCCTTCTTCACCTAAATCCCAAAACTTTCTAGGCGTTAAACCGCTAGAAGCCATCATAAGTTTTAGTCTTTGCTCCTCTGTTAGTCTCATTTGATTTCCTTTAGTTTATTGATTACATCATCTACTTCATCTAAAAACTTCTTTACTTCTGACTCTAACTCTTTTTGGTAGACATGGTCTGCTTCCACACGCTTTACGAACAACTGTAAATGCTCTGGAAACATTGGGTTATAGCTAACAAAATCACACCATTTACGACCCGTCACCAAAAGCTGAAATTGCACTTGCGGTATGTACTTACTTGGAATATCTTGAGTCATCAATGTTTCTGTATGTGTACTTCCCATAGGACATTTGATTTCAAGAATACCATCTTCGCCCACCATACCATCTGGACTAGCACCAGCTTCCAAAGTAGGATGCTTAATGAATCCTACTTCTTCCACTTCCCCGAATTGTTGCACATATCTTTCCCTAGCATAAAATTCCCTGTCAATTCCATCTTGCATTGCTTGGTTCACATATGTTTCTTGCCTTTCACCTGTAAGCCTTTCGCTTACTAGCTGAATCTTGTAGTTACGTCTAGAAGCAGATTCACCAGACTTAATCTTTGCTAGGACATCAGCCACACGACTAGCTGTAACCTTGCCTAGTCGTGCTTGAAACCACTCTTCTGAACGCTGTTCCATTAGATAAAGTCCTCTGCTTTAGTATCTTTAACTCTGATAGTTGCAGAACCAGCACTAGCGTCTACAGCATCAGACTCAAGAATCTCAAGGGCTGTCACCCATAAATATCTGCGAATGTAAGTCTCAACCGCCCCCAAATTTTGCACCTCATGGCAACCTTTTAAAGCAGCAGTTGACATAGGGCTTGTAATGTAAACTTGTGAACCATCTGACATATCTGTAATAGTAAGTGTTGCAAGTTCTTTACCGTATGAAATAATGCCACACAATTCTAGCTCTGCAAATATCTTTTGAATGGCAGGAATAAAATCACCTAACTCAAAATATTTGTATCCAGCAAATTTATTCAGACCAGACTTTTTAAGTTCTGTGCTGTGTAACTTTAATCTTGCTTGCATTAACTTTTTATAAACTCCCATCTTATTCTCCCCTGTTACATAATTTAACGTCTCTAATACTTCCTTCTGGTGTTGCTCCATCATCACTTGGTCGTAATGCTGTCTTTGACTCATTTGCTATCTCCCATTTGTCGTTATCTTCTTTAAGCTCTTTTACAAGATCAGCAAGAATAACTGATATATGTTTTAAAGAATGTGCCATAAAAAATATCCCCAAAATATTACTAAAAACCACTTTACCACATAATAGAACTTTTGTGTAAACTTTTTTTGTAGCCTGTCATTAGTGATAATACGCATAAATCTATCTACCTTCATATCCACTCCTAAACTAGAACAGCCACTATACTCCTAGTCAATTTTTATGTCAACAAGTATTTTAATAGGGGGGTATTTATCCGACTTTTATATTAGTTGACTATAATTTTTATACATGTTAATATCGCTTTACGTTAAATAAAGGAGATAAAAATGACGTATCAAGAGGCTGTTTCATATTTTAAAACAAAGTACCAAATGGCAAAAGCATTAGGGTTAACAAGACAAGCTGTTCAGCATTGGTCTAAAAATTTAGATAAACCTATTCCAGAGTTGCGTGCATATCAGATAAAAGATATTATTGCAAATAAACAACAACCAGCTGTACAGGGAGAATAATATGAAGACAAGAGAAGCATTATTAGCGGCAAAATACGCATTAATTAAAGTTCATACTATTTTAGAATTAGCAGATGGACATCTTAACGATGGTGGTTTAGAACTTACAGAGGTAGAATTGTCAGCTATTTATGAGGCTATTCAAAATGGATTGGATGGGGAAAATGTATAAAATTAAAAACTGGGAAAAGTTTAATTTATACAATGTTTCTAATCCAAAATATCGTAAAGAAATGACTTGGTTTAAAATTTATGGTAGAGATGTTTTAAATAATTTAGATTGGTTTAAACTAACTTCTGATCAAAAGTCAACACTTTTTGAACTATGGTGTTTAGCTAGTCAAGATGAAGGTAAGTTACCTAATGTTGATATTATAGCATTTAGATTGCGTAAAGATAAAGACTATGTAATCAATGCTTTAGAAACTTTACAAGACTGGCTCTGCCCTTTGTCTACCGAAAGTCTAGACATTGTATGCCCATTGGATGCCCCAGATAAGATAAGAGAAGATAAGATAATATCTATTGTGCGATTTGAAGATTTTTGGAAAGAGTATCCAGCCAATAGAAAAGTAGGTAAAAAACCTTGTATGGAAAAATGGGGTAGCAAGGGTTTGGATAAAATTGCTGACAAGATTATTTACCATGTAAAAGAAATGAGTAAAACTAAATCATGGAAAGAAGGATTTAACCCCGCACCACTAACTTATATTAATCAAGAAAGATGGGAAGATGAATTGCAAAAAGTTAGGAATGTATGGGATGGTGCTAAATGAATATAGGTGACGCATTAGAAAAATTAACAGTCAATAAGGAAATTATAAATGAATATTATAAAGGTGAACATGCAAATGCAGAATTTCTTGTTAAGAGTACGGATGTTTTTACTGACTCGGTTGTTCGATATTTTAATTCTGAAATACACTCTGGCAAATCGTTGGGCTTCGTTAAAACGGAAGATGACTTTAAAATAAGACCTGCTGAACTAACTGTCTTGACAGGAGTGTCAGGGCATGGTAAGAGTATGTGGTTGTCTCAAATTATTTTATCTTTAATGAAACAAGATACTAAATGTCTGATTGCTTCTTTAGAAATGAGACCTGTATTAACTCTTGCTCGTATGGTGCAACAAACATTAAAATCATCAGAACCTACAGATGAGTTTATAATTAAGTTTTGTGATCGAGCTAAAGAAAAGTTATATCTTTATGACCAAACAGGCTCTACTACATCAGAAGATATGATTGCTACATTGTATTGGGGTAAGCATGTTCTAGGTGTAGAAGTGTTTGTGATTGATTCTCTTATGAAGATGTCAGATATTTCTGAAGACAATTATGAAAGACAAAAGCTTTTTATAGACAGACTTGCTACAACGTGTCGTGATTTAAACGTACATGTATTCTTGGTGGCACATACTCGTAAGATGGCAGATGAAAACGTAGTTCCAGATGCTACTCATATTTTAGGCAGCTCGCATATTCGCAATTTATGTGATAACATAATTTGTGTGTTCCGCAATAAGAAGAAAGAGTATGATATTGAAACAGGTGACAAGACAGCAGAAGATTTAAAAGGTATTCCAGATTGCGTAGTATATTTACAAAAGCAACGTAATTATCCTGTAGAAGGTAAGTGGAATTTTTGGTTTGATAAAAAAGGTTTAAGTTACAAGGAAAGACCATGACCATAAATGAATTTATAAAATATGTTCAAAAGTTGTATGGTGAAGATGCTACATACAAAGCAACATCTAAAGAAGGTGTAACTTTTAAATCTAAAGGATGGGATGAAAAATATGATTCGGTTCGTTTTGACGAAGTACAATTACGAAAACTTGATAACAAAAATCAAAGCTCTTGATTTAACTAAAAGGTGGCGTGTGAATATTAGTGAAGAAAAAGTTGTAAGGTCACTTGAACAGAATGAAAGGCTGTGGTCGCTATATGGGTCAATTGCTAATTACATTGGTGAAGATCCTAGCACAGTTCATGAGTTGTTAGGCTATAAGTTTCTTCGCTACCAAACAGAGATAGCTGGCAATCCTGTGGAGTTGGTTAAGTCAACAACAAAACTCACTACAAAAGAAATGACAGAGTATCAAGAAAACTGTGAACGTTGGGCTTCTACTCTTGGTTGGAGTTGGGAATTATGAGACAGCCAATTATCGATGGCATAGTTATATTTTGCATTGTATGGTTTATTGGTGGTGTTGCTAAACTCATTAAGTATTTTTATGAATTATCGTAGCAAGAAATTGTTAGAAGCGGTTCGTGAGTTTCCTTGTGCTATGTGTGGCAGACAAGACGGAACAGTTTGTGCAGGTCATTCTAATCAACAGCGTGATGGTAAAGGCACAGGCATCAAGGCTCATGATTATAGAATCGCTAGTCTTTGTTATCAATGTCATGATATGATAGACAACAACAAAGAGTTAGACAGAGCAGAAAGAATTGAAGCATGGGAGCAGGCTCATCGTAAAACTGTGGGTTGGTTATTTGATAGAGGGGTAATTAAAATTGGGTAAAGGTTCTGGAAGAAGACCATTGTTAATTTCTGAACAAGAAGCAGAAGACAACTGGAATAAAATATTTAAAAAAAATTACGAATACGAATTAAACAAGTCTACAGGTGAAGTAGAAAAACGTTTTATAGATGGCATATCTAAACCTAACGAAAGTCAATTTGATGGCGACAAGCCCAACGCAGTTAAGCCTTAAGAAGTTAAGAGCAGATGGATACCTTGTAGCTATTACAGAACGATGGAACGCTTTTGCAAAAATAAGGCAGGACATGTTTGGCTTTATAGATTTGCTTGCTATTAAAGATGGTGAGATACTTGCAGTTCAAACTACATCTGCTAGCAACATGTCAGCAAGGGCTCATAAGATTGCAGATAGTGAGTATGTAGGAACGGTTCGTAAGAGTGGTATGAAAATACATATTCATGGGTGGGTCAAGACTGGCAGGAAGTGGGAATGTAAAGTGATGGATGTATCATAAGGAAAAATATGGAAGCTAAAGTTAGAGAATATAATGTTAAAGGTCGTTTAGTTCATATAGAAAAAATGCGTAATTTAATTTTAGATGCGTTAGGTGATAAATCTTTAACCATTGCAGAGTTATCTGAAGAAATTGGTATGGAGCACAGAAAGATTCAATACATTGTATTAAACATGAAAAATTTAGGCATGTTAAATTCGACAGAACGTGAACAACAGGGACAAAAGAAAATATACAGATACTTTAAACCTAAAGTTAATTTATTACAAAACATATTTCACCCTATGCCAGACTTTAGCGACAGGATCAAAGGCATTTATATTCACACTGAAGAGGAAGCTAATGCACATAGATAGGCTTAAACAGATTTTAGATGATTGGGCTAGATGGATGCACGCACCAAGCACAAAGCTAGGCTATCCAAGCAAGTCTTTGGGTATGATTAGCGGCGGTGAGTCTACTAGCGATGCTTTTGAAGACATGGTGTCAGAGATGGATATAACCAATGT